AAATGCCTCAATGTCTCCTGCTGGAAAAAAGGCTTTAGATGCGGATGTAAAGAGATTTATACCTGATTGGAAGGGTGTTGACTCTGATGAAAGCATACTCCAATTTAGAAGTCAAAAAGATAAAGTTAGAAAAGCTATTAAAAAATCATTAGATAAAAATTTTAGAAATGAAGGTGGATTAAGTATAGGCGAGGCAAGATTAGCTGTCGCAGATCCAAAACAATTAACAGCTCCAGATGCTGGAATAATGAATGTTGGTGAAATATACGCAGGACAACCAATTATTAAAGAATCTGGTCATCCATCTTATCCTCGTGGAGTTCCTGGTCAAGGTTTAGGAAGATTAGAGCAGCAGCATAATATTTTTGAATTGTTACCAAATGTTGTTCAAGCTAGAGGAATACAAAACCCTGCGGCTCCAAGTCAAAGAGATATTAGAGCTTTGCAAATGAAGCCGTATTCAGGAATAATTACTGCTGATCTGCTAAAGAAACTTGGCTACTAAATAAATACTTAGGCATAAAGTGCTGAGATAACTCAGAACCATAATGAGAAGTTAAATAATCAATAACTTGTTGGTATGTAACAGAATCAATGCTTGAGACAGCGCAATAAGTCTCAAATAAAGATAATGCATCAAACATTTTTCTAGACATTTTTTCTTCTGTGTTAACGACAGGTAGTAAGGTCATATGATCTCCAGTTAGAACAGATAGTTTACAGGAATAAACAGATAACACAATTTATATTTACTATCAGAATCAAAAGTAAGATAGCATGACACCAGAAAGGTAATGCAAAAATGGAAACAGATTACACCAGTAAAATAGACGAAGATGCACGAATAGCTAATCTTACTAATATGGGTAAGGGCAGACCTAAAGGTGCGGTCAATAAGTCAACATCTATCGTTAAAGAAGCTATTGCAAAGCTACTAGAACGCAACGTAGATAAGATGGATGGATGGCTAGAGCAGGTAGCTAAGGACGATCCTTACAAGGCTTTAGACCTAATGAATAAGCTATGTGAGTACCACGTACCTAAGCTGGCTAGGTCAGAGATCACAGGTGCAGACGGTGGCGCAGTAGAGCATAGCGTGACATGGCAGAAATAGTAATTCCGTACAAACCCCGTGAATTACAGATAAAGATTCACGATGCGGTTGACAACAACAGGTTTACAGTCGTAGTTGCCCATAGAAGATTTGGGAAAACTGTAAGTGCCATCAATCAACTCATAAAGGCTGCAATTGAGTGTGATAAACCGAATCCGAGATTTGCTTATATTGCTCCTACTTACGCTCAGTCTAAGCGTGTGGCTTGGGATTACCTTCTTGAGTTCACTCGTCCACTGGGTGCTACGGCTAACATATCAGAGCTTAGGGTGGATTTTTGGGGCAGGCGTATTAGTCTTTATGGCTCTGACAATTCCGATTCTTTACGTGGTCAGTATTTTGATGGGGTGGTGCTTGACGAGATTGGGGATCAAAACCCAAAAATCTGGAACGAAGTCATCAGACCAGCTCTAGCGGATAGACTAGGTTGGTGCTTGTTTATTGGCACACCTAAAGGCAGGAATCACTTTGCAGACTTCAGAGACAGGGCTGAGGAAACAGAAGGTTGGGCTTTACTAGAATTCAAAGCAAGCCAGACAGGTGTCCTTAACGAGAAAGAATTGAATGATGCTCGTGCTGAGATGGGTGAGGACAAGTATCAGCAAGAGTTTGAATGTAACTTTAACAGTGCAGTAGAAGGGGCTTACTATGGGTCGATTATCAACGATCTTGAGGCAAAGGGTCGCATCACCACTATTGACAGGGATGATCTTTGTAAGTCTTATGTCGCTTGGGATTTGGGTATGGGTGACTCTACTTGTTTGTGGGTGGCTCAATTGGTTGGCAAGGAAGTCAGGCTCATTGATTTCGTGGAAAACCACGGGGTCGGGCTTGATTGGTATGTCAATTGGCTCAAAGAAAATAGATATGAGCGTTTCGACCAGTACCTTCCACATGACGTTGCGGTGCGTGAACTGGGGACAGGACGCAGCAGACAAGAAGTCCTCCAAGAAGCAGGACTAGAAATAACGGTAGCTCCTAGATTATCTGTAGCTGACGGCATACAGGCAGTGCGTAGGTTACTGCCACGTTGTTGGTTTGACAAGGATAAGACTAAGCAAGGCGTTAATGCCTTACGTAACTACCGTAGAGAGTATAACGAGAAGCAGAATGTCTATTACGAGAAGCCGCTACATGACTGGGCATCACACGCTTCAGATAGTTTCAGGTATTTAGCGATAACGCTTGACGAATCTGACGATTCATGGTCGTCAAATATCCCAATAAATACCAAATGGGTTGTATAATAAGCAAAATATCCGCATAGGGTTTAGCTATGGATTCAGGACAAGTAAAAAGTATTTTAGAGAACGAGATCGAGAACGCACTCGGATACATCGACTCTGAAACTATTGACGAGCGTACTAGAGCTTTACAGTATTACTTACGTGAGGCTTATGGCAACGAGGTAGAAGGTCGTAGTCAGATCGTTACAGGCGAAGTAGCCGAAGCTATTGATGGCGCATTGCCACAGCTTCTACGTGTTTTTACGACAACAGAGGATATAGTTTACTTTGAGCCTAAGTCACCTAATGACGAAGAATCCGCCAAGCAAGCTACTGAATACTGTAACTGGGTGTTCTATCGTGAGAACGAAGGTCTATTGATTCTGCACAATTGGTTTAAGGATGCGCTGCTACAAAAGACAGGTATCGTTAAGTCTTACTGGGAATCAAAAGAAGATGTAGTCAAAGAGAAGTACAAGAATCTAACAGAAGAAGAACTTGCCTTATTGTTATCTGATGAGTCAATGGAAGTTGTACGTCAGAAGGTAGAGATGGTAGAGGCTGGAGTTGACGAGATGGGTATGCCGATTATGGCTCCGTCTTACTCTGTAACGGTTAAGAAGGTTAAGAAGTCAGGTAATGTACGCATTGAGAACGTGCCACCAGAAGAATTCTTGATCTCTAAGGCAGCTAAGACTATTGATGATTCTCCGTTCGTAGCGCACAGACGTTTAGTGCCTCGTAGTGACTTGATCGCTATGGGTTACGACAAAGACGTAGTTGACAGTCTGCCAACGTATGACGATCTAACTTACAGTCCTGAGCGTATTGCACGATTCGATCAAGGTGAGCAGCCTGATTCGTCTCCTAGCTTAGACTTCTCAATGCAAACTGTTGAGATATACGAGTGCTTTATACGTATTGACGAGGACGAGGACGGTATTGCTGAGTTACGCAGGATTGTTTACTGCGGCAATGAGATTCTGTATGACGATGAGACTGACATAATTCCATTCCATTCGTTGTGTCCGATCCCAATTCCGCACAAGTTTTTTGGTCAGTCATTAGCTGATAGAACTATGGACATTCAGTTAATCAAGTCCACGTTAATGCGTCAGACTTTGGATAACTTGTATCTAACGAACAATGCTCGTATTGGTGTAGTTGATGGACAAGCAAATTTAGACGATTTATTAAATGCTACGCCTGGTGGCATTATCCGAGTTAAAAATCCTAATGCTCTGATACCGTTACAAGTGCCTAGCGTTACAGGTCAAGCGTTCCCAATGTTCGAGTACCTTGATGGCGTTGCAGCCAAGCGTACAGGCGTATCAGACGCTAATTCAGGTTTAGATCCAGATATATTGTCTAACGTCACAGCAACGGCTGTAGCGGCTATGATGAAGTCTAATAGCGGTAAGCTAGAGTTGATCGCTCGTATCTTTGCTGACACTGGCGTTAAGTCGTTATTCAGAGCTATCTTGCATCTATTGGGCAAGTATCAGGACAAGGCAAAGATTATCCGTATGCGTGGTAAGTACGTACAGTACGATCCTAGAACGTGGGCGAATGAATACGACATTAGCATTAACGTAGGTCTTGGCTCTGGTGACAGAGATCAGAAGTTAGCAATGTTGCAGATGATTCTAGCTAAACAAGAACAGATATTGCAGCAGTTCGGGCCATCTAATCCGCTAGTATCGGTAGGTCAGTATCGCACCACGTTAGCAAAGTTTATTGAGTCAGCAGGGTTTAAAGATGCCAATGCTTTCCTAAATGAAATAACACCAGAGCAAGATCAGGCGTTAGCGCAGCCACAACCACCTAAGCCAGATGCACAGGCAGAGGTTGCTCAGATGCTTGCTGATGTTGAAAGAGAAAAGACAGCAGCTAAGTCGCAGATTGAGGGCGAAAGATTAAGATTAAAGCAGCAGGAACTAGAAGCCCAATATACCCAAAAGGGTCTAGAGATGGCTATGAAAAACCAGCAGCAACAGTCTGATATTAAGATTAAAGAAGCACAGTTAGCTGTTCAGCAGTTACAGGCAATCCTAACGATGGATATGGCAGACGAGCAGATGCGTCAGAAGCAAGCTGAAATCGTCTTGAAAGCGATTAAAGAATTAGGTGGTTTAGTCCAATGAGTAAAGCAGATTGGGCAGCTCGGATACTTCAAGATGAGCGATTCATTGAGGTAATGAACGAGCTAAAAGAGTTAGAGATACAGAAGTTTAGAAGCACAGATTACAGCGACATGGAACAACGTGAACAAGCGTATCTACGCCTCCGAGTTCTAGAGGATATAGAAGG